CCGCCGCATCAAAGCCCGTTGAGTGAATGCCGTCGAGGGTGTCGGCGTCAACATTAAGTGCATCAATATCAGCTTTGGTCTGATCCCCCGTATTCGTTCCGCTCAGATTCGATGCCGATAGTGCTCCGGTGAATGTGCCAGTGCCTGCATAGACTGTTGACCAGCGCAGGGAGGGTGTGCCTAGTTTTTGGGTATTGTCGCTGCCGGGGGCAACTATGCCAGAACCAGAAATATAGAACAGTGCGGTTCCATCGAACTGTTTGAAACCAAATCCTCCATATTTATTATTAACAAAATTTAAATTACTGCTATATGTGGGTTTTGTAATTTTCCATCTTTCATTGTCGTTACTATAACCCTTAATGCCTGTTTCGGAAGAGTTCGATTCGGAGTTAATCCCTATGAAATTACCAGATGGATCACCTCCACTTGCGTATAGCTTCGTTCGGGATACCGTCGTACCAACAGAAACATTTTGACTTGTATCAATAGTAACCGCGTTAGACGTAGCATTATCATCTATACCGGGGCTGGTGAAAGACCCCTCGGCCGTTATTCCAGGCGCTGATATGTCGCCTGTAAACGCCTGCCCAACAATCTCTGCGTACTGACTATGCGGGTCAGCCAGCGCAACGTGGTCGCTTACAGCCGTGGTTGCGGCGCCCGCCGCATCAAAGCCCGTTGAGTGAATGCCATCGAGCGTGTCGGCATCCAGCCCTTTGCCCGTCCCCGGCCCGGTTGCGCCGCCGAAAAACAGGCTGACAAGCTTGTTAATCGCCGCGACCATATACCCCGCGAGCGCGGTCGTGGTCGCGGCGTCGGTCACGTCATTGAGTTGGTTATCGGCTACAACCTGCGCCCAAGATGCACTGACCGCGGATGTTTGCTCGCCGAGCTTGTTTGCTAGCTCATTCCGTGCTACCCCGACCTGGTGGCCGATGGGGCGCTCTGCGTCGGTTGAATAGTCTGCGTCAGTCAGCGTATCCGACGGTGCCGCGCTTTTTGAAAACCGGTAAATCTTGTTGATAGCCATAATTTTATCCGAAGGTTAATGATTGTAGTTTAACGCCCGCGGGCCGTATCTGTATATACTCGTCCGAGAGCATCAGCTGCTCCAGTGAGGACAACGACCCCAACACGCGGGCGCTCATCGTCATATCCAGATTATCTGTGATTTCGATCGAGACGCCCGAATACGCGGCCCAGATGCGCTTGATACCCTCGACCGTGCCGCTGCCCTGATTAGCAACAGCTTTGGCCTTCAGTATCCGGCGGTACATATCGTCAGGCAGCGCCTGTATACTGTCCGGGTTGCCGTACCGCCCTCGCCAAACGCCCGCGGCCCAGCCCGTTTTGTTTGGATTGAGCGCGTCGCCCCACGTGAAAAACATGTCCGTTATCGGGGCCTTCACACGGCGGCTTAGCCCGAGCCACAGCCCGATGTCGTCCAGCTGTGCGCCGGTCGCAACGTCCAGATCAAACCCATCCCGGATGCGGGTGTAGGCGCCTTCTGCGTCTACAAATACACCGCCCACGCTCGCCACGAGCGCGCGGAAACGCGGCTTATCTGCATGTTCGCTGGCGATTAGCTCTGTTGGATCGTCAATCATTGCGGGGCATTAACGATCAGTTCAATGTTTGAAACGTCGGCCGTCGCGAGTTCCGTGAACGTCGTCGGCAGGCTGATCAATCCGTAAGGTTCTCCAACAAAAGCCAAATCCACGCCCGTTACGTCGTATGTCAATGCGCGGTCGTCGCGTAGGATTGTCGTGGCCTGTAGCCGCGAATAGTACACGTCGGCGCCGATTGATAAGCCATTCACATAATCCGCAACGCTCTGCCTGATCGCATTGCCAATCTCAGCCAGATACCCCTCGCCCAACACCGTCAGCGTCACCCGCGCGCGCACTGGCCTGATCGTAGGCCGGTAGAAGCGCACGTCGGTAAACACACCGGTGCCGTTATCAGTGCTGACAACGGTCGTCCCGTCAAGCCCCGTCCCGGGCGGCTTTTTCGCGGCAATAATCTCGCCGATCTTGGACGCGGCGCCGCCCTCAATAACAATCGCGACGCTGTGCCCCGATATACCGTTGCTGTCCAGTGATCCCGACGTGTTCTCGTATACAGCGCTACGGCCCACGCCCGGTATCTGTATGACGGCGGCTATAATACTCTGGAGCGTACCTTGAGCGGGATACGTGACCGAGTTTGTTTGCCGCTGCCGTAGCTCTGCGTCTGTTTCCACAGCCACGCCCGGCGCGGCCCGGTTCGGGTTAGTAACGGCTTGCCACCCACGCGTAGGCGTTATGATATACGTGACGGTGCCGGGCAACGATTGTACAACGCCCGGAGTTTCTGCCGTAGCGGTAACGGTCGTTGAACCATCGGTGCCGATGGTAGCGGTAGCGGGTAAGAACCAGTTGTTTTTGTTGGAGTCCTGCACAACGCCGTTGTTGATAGTCGTGCCCACGGTGCCCGTAACGTCAACGTCGACAGTTGAGTACGTCGACAAACGCCGCGTTAGGCCGTTTAACTTGACGGCGCTCGACAATCCGGTTCCAACCGCCGTGTGAGGCGAGAATCCGTTGTATACGTTGATCGCTGTAGCGTTTGAGTCGTTGATCAGTTGCGCGATGATGCCCAGGAACTCGCCATCCTGGCTGTCGCTCCCTAGGTAGACATCCGGCCCAAATATCTGTTGGTACTCGTTTTGCAGGGCTACGAGTATTTCGGACAGCGGGGGCGCGCTGATACCTGCGTTGCTTATTGTGGCCGTTACCGTCATAGGGCTACCTGCGACTCGCCGTATTCCGTCTGGATCGTAGCGTTGATGCTCAGCGCGCGATCCGTTATGTCACTATTGTACGCTATAAGCGAAATAACGCCCGGTGTGCTTAAAATTGTCTGCCTTACCAGGGCATCGTAGGCTCGAGGCGGTAGGCTGCGCAATACCTCACTACGCCACGGCATACCGTCGTCGGGCGATAAGTTCCATTCGCCACGGTACAGTAGCAGACGCGTCTTCACGATCTGCGCTACCGCCTCCGGCTGATCCACGTAAAAATCTGCGCCCGTTCCCAGGGCGTAGTCGCCGTTCGCGGTTAGCTTCCGGTATTTCATCAGTTGGGTGCTCCGGTCGTGCCGCCGCTATCGCCGGGGTGATCATGGCTCGCGAGGCTAACGCCCGCGCCCGTAACGTCGCCGGTGGCCGTGACGTTACCGGTAATTGTAACGTCGCCGCTGCCTCCGGTGCCCCCGCTTATGCTCCCGCTGACCGTTAGCGGGCCAGTGATATTGACCGGCCCGGTGATGTTCCATGCACTAGCAGATCCGGTAACGGTGCCGCCAACCGTCATATCAACATTTCCCGTCACCTGCTCAGCTACGTTACCGCCAACCGTAGCAGCTACGTTACCGGGCGTTACTACGTTAATGTCGTGGCGTGTTGGATGTATCTCTATGTGGGCTGCACCGTCGTCCGACCGCAGCTGCGCGGTCTCGGTCGATATGCCGCTGATTGTATTGGGTTGCGACTGCGGCCCAATGATTGCGAATCCATCGTTGATATCGTGAAGGCGTAGCTCGGGCGCGAGCTGCACGCCGCCAGATTGCCACCAGCCGTCGATACAGCGCGACGAGAACACAACAAGGCACTCATCGCCCGGCTTTACCGGGAAAGTCAGCGTCACACCGCCCCCGCGCGGGAAACACACTGGAACGTCTGGCAGCAGCGGCAGGTCTTGTGACTCGGCTGAACCGTCTGCCTTGCGCACGATGCCTTTGACGGTCAGTTGCACTTCCGCAGTTACCGCACTCGGATCAAACGTCACGATATAGCCGGGCATAGCCGTCCACAGGCCAGATTGCATCCCGATGAAGCTTTCATACAGGCTGTCTTCAAGCTGCCCGTCACGCTGCCGATTATCCATATTTTATTCCTGCCGATCCTTTGGAACGGCGCTCCGGTAGGTACCGCTCTTCGGCACGTTGCCACCGGTGGCCGATACGCACAACAGTTCGCTGTACCACTCGTTGCCGCGCGTGTCGCCGGTGTGGTTGACTGAGTATATCTGGTAAACGCCGCTGGCGTCGTATGATGGTATATAGGGTGTGGCAGTGTACTCGACCGGCAGATTGGCGCCCTGGATCGTGCTGTTGTCCACCTCGATCAAACTGCCATATTCAAACCGCGCATCAATAAGCGCTTTGAGCGTTATCCCGTCGACGGTCTGCTGCGGCAACCCGATCAAGCCCGTGCCGGGCGTGAGCTTGATCGCGACGCCCGGCGGTAGCTCATCCTGCGGCCGAATCTCAGCCTGTCCGTTTTTGATCGACCAATCGGCGCCCGCGTTGGTCATAAGGTTATTCAAAACATAGCGCGTCCCGCCAAATAGGGCTTTGCCGCGAGGCATGGGCCGTGTCGGTAGGTCACCGATGTACCCCCGGGTTACCCCATATTCAATAAGCGAATCGACCGCCAGGAGGGCCTGGTCTTTTTGCGTCCAACCCGCTGCTATGGTCAGGCTAACGTAAGCTTGATTAAAAGCAATATCGCCATCCGAACAAACAAAGTCAATGAACGTATCGCGCGCGTCCGCGCGCAGGCCGTAGTTGTATTGGCGAATCAACCCATAGAACAAGCGCGCCGTCTCGTTGCCATACCCCACGCGCAGGTCAATTTTGTCAAACTCATCCTGCGCCCGATTAACGGTGTCCTTGCTTATATTGTAGACGCGGATCACCGCCCAGTTCGGCGTTTGTTTTGTTGCTTGATGAATCTCGAAGCTGACGCGAAGCTGCGACAGATCGAGTGCTTCATCTGCGTTGTGAAGGTATAGCTCGCACTTGCGTTTGAATTTAATCATCGGTGACAAAGTACAGGCGCGTCGCCTGCCCCAGATTGTCGCGCGTGGGCTCTGCGAAAACGGTACTATCGGACAGGATAACCAAAGCGCCGCCGATACCCAGATGCTGATATTGGCTCAAAATATCAACGCCCGTAACTAGCGGCAAGCCGAGTATTATCGGTTCTGCGGAATCTTGCTCGGTGGAGTAAACATCGAGCGTCCACCCGTTGCGGTACGCAAGCACAAACCGGTAGGTGCGCTTGGCCAGGTCAATATTAAAATACTGCGGTTTCGGCGTTAGCGGTATCTCGCTGATCACGGCCCGACCTCCTTATACGATACTACGCCGTTAGGCTCAAGCGCGAAAGAACGCCCCAGCTCCTCGCTATCAGCCTGGCCACCGATGTTTGTCGAATCAACCTCGCCCCGGTAGCCGCTCCCATTTTTAGCGATCTGTTTGCCCGTGTTCTGCGGTACGCCCCCGTTTTCCGGCAGCATATCGGCGTCGGTGTCCAAACCGCTGATATCCACGAATTCTGTTCGGACTATGAATAGCTGTTGGAACGTGAGCGTAGCGCTCAAGCTGTTCTCAGTGTCAGCATCCGTCGTGACTTCAATCGCCGTGAGCAAAACGTCCTTGTACTCACGCTTGCCTGTCATAACGTCAAACGGCTCCCGATTCGCCTGTAGAGTCAGCAGATCTGTGTACGTGTCGCCGCTGCTCCCGGCTTTGTCTAGCAATCCCGAAATAAGTCCGTTGGCCAGGTACCGCCACAGCACGGTCATTTCCAGCGTCGGCATCTCGTTGTACGCGTGATCAGAGATAGCCGCCCCGGCTTCAATCGGGTGCTGGGTTATCGTGAGATTGTCCTGGTGAACCTCCTTCACGATAACGTCGGGGACAAAGCCCGCGATGCTGCGACCCTTTGAAAATAGTACGCCGCCCAGCGCACTGGCAAACGGATTTTCGGCGCCGGCCGCGTTGGCTGTTACGGCGGCCGCGTTGGCTGTTACGGCGGCCGCGGTTGCTGCTCTTGAGATGCTCATTGCGTTATCGGCGCCCCATTCCGTATGGCCGATCCGTTCTTCTGGCGCAGCTTGCTTTCGATCTCGCGGCTAACTGCCCCCGGATCGGTGGCTCCTGTGATGTGGAACGTGTTGGTGTTGTAGATTCGGCTGGACAACGCCCCGCGCTCCCTAGCCTCGCGATCCCACGTTGCTTGCGTGCTACCAGGAACTTCGTACTGGCGCGACACGACACGGCCCGCCTTGTCAGCCGTGTCGGCGTTTTTCAGCGCCTTGTACGCGCCCTGGTGCGTGTTCTTCATTTCCCAGGCCAGCGCCTTGATTTGCTGATCCACCGAAGAGCTCTTGATCTTGAACCCCAGGGCGTCTTCGATTGCTTGGCGCCGGCGCGCGCCCCACTGCGCGATGCCGTGCCCCTGCGCAACGCCTTGTTCGTTGTCGTCGCCGGCCGCGGTAGGGTCGAGGCTGGATTCTTTTTGGAGGTTCCCGATAATCCCCGCGATCTGTTTATCGTCCAGGCTGGGCAACGCTTTGCGGAGCATCCCGGCCAAGCGCGTCGTCTTGTCAACGTTGGACGTACTATTCCAGACACGATTCTTGATGCTGATAAGTTTGTCCGCAACGCCCCCCTTCTTGCGCGCCTTCGGCTGACCGGCCAAGCGCGTCGTCTTGTCAACGTTGGACGTACTATTCCAGACACGATTCTTGATGCTGATCAGTTTGTCCGCAACGCCCCCCTTCTTGCGCGCCTTCGGCTGACCGGCCAAGCGCGGTTGGCTGGCCTCCTTTCGGGCCAACTCTGCGCGGGCAATCTCTGCGCGTTCGTACTGATCAATCGTAGCGCGGGCCTGGGTTAGTTTGTTTGCCTGATCCGCTCGTTCAAGTAGGGCGCGGGCCTGGGTCACCTCCACCTCCACCTGCACATTAGCTTGTTCTGCCTGTTTGGCCTGTTTGGCCTGGGGCGCCTGTTCCGGCGCCGGGCCGCGGTCATACTTCGTGCGGTGCTGGCCGGCTGCTTCCTCGCGCCTTGTCCGGGCATCTCGCTTGAGCACCTCTTGAGCATGAGCCCTGTCCGACGGGCTCGGTGGCGGCCCGGTGCTGTCATCTTGTTCCGATTGTTTGACGATGTTTCGGGCTTGGGTTACTTCCTCCGGGCTTGGCCGTGCCGCGGCTGTCGCGCGCAGTTCAGATCGTTCGCCCTCGGCCTCCGACTCGCCCTCGCCTACGACATCCTCATTATTGCCTCCGTGGATGCCCAGCCCGAACGCCCCCAGAAAACCGGCGACTGTCTTGCCGATTCCGGCGGCAAAATTCGGGAATTCCTTCTCAAGCCAGTCATTAAACGCCGAACCGAGCGCCCAGCCGCCGGCGCCGGCGCCGACAGCCATCAAACTCTGCACGCCAATGAGCCCGGCGGTCAGCACCTTCAGCGTAGCTACTATTCCTAGCAGCGTCCAAGCCCAGCCTGACGTTGCTTTGTTTACGGCGTCGAACGCGTCTGTTGCATCGCCCCAAAACGCGCGGATGTTATCCGACCATTGCTTAATAGTATCGCCGACATTTTTGCCGTTTTCGGCGAGCCACGCGTTGATCTTCTTCAATACGCCAACCACCCCAGCTTCGCCGAACGATTGCGCCGCGGTGTAGGCGAAACCCCTAAAGCTAGCCCCCATCAAATCAAACTGCTTCGTGATCTTGCGCGACTGCTCCGTCAGTTTCTTGACCATGGTCTCATCAAACCGGTCTTTGTACTGCTGCTGCGATTTCTCGAACTGCTCGTTCAGGTTCCGGTGGCCGAGCATCAGCTTTTCTTGTATTTTGAGCTCTTCAGCCCACATCACCGCCCTGTACTGGGGCATTGTGTCGAACACGTCCAGCAGCTCGTGCATGATCTTCAATGTGCTCCGCATCTTACCGTCTGCGTCGCGCGTATCAACACCAAGGTTTTGGATCTGGTGCTCGCGGCCCTCGCGGTCGGGTGACTTGCGAATGGCCGCGGCCAGCCCTTCGACCGATCCCCGCGCGGCCTCGGCCGATGAGCCCGTCTGATCCGCGGCGAAGCCAAACGCCTTCAGGTTCCGGCCGCTAGCGTCAAGCCGCTTGGTGGCAAAGTAGAGCCCGCTCAGGTCGTTGGTGATCTTGTAGAACCCAGCCGCCGACGCGGCTACAAGCCCGGCGAGTGCGGTCTTGAGACCAAGAACCTGCTTGGTCGCGCCGCCGACCGACTTGTCAAATTTGCGCTCTTGATTATCATCGACCTTGAAGCCCAGCTTCGTCACGAAGCTGCGCATGACGTTCTCTTCAGCCATCGTAGGCTCCAATCATATCGTTCATGAACGCAATATCTTCCAGCCCCACCGTCCCGTCGATTAGCGACTCATACCGGCACCAGCCCTTAATCACAGGGCGCATAAGCCATTCTTCCGGCCCTAGTTCGCGGTACTCGCTGGTGTCTTCGCCGACACGGACTCCTGCCCGGCGCTTTGCAGGAATCCGTCGATAAAACCGCCCAGCTGATCCACAATGACTTGGTAGGCCAGCTGCATGCCGTCCGCCATCGTCAGGTCGTCGTACATCAGCTGACCGTTCGCCCAGATCGGGTAATAGTAGTTGCCCTGCTCGCGCTTAACAACGCTCAACGTCGTGTTGACAATATACTCAACGGTTTCGTCGCCGAGGCTCGCGAGCAGGTCTGTGATAGGCCCAAGATGCGCTGCGGCATCTTCTAGGCTAACAGATTCACTCTCCAAGTCCTGAACGATCGGCAGCAGTGGCGCGATCAGCGGCGAAATACGCCGCGATACGTGCAACTGCTGAAATGCCGTCAGATTGTCGATCCGGTAAGTCGCGCCCTTGTGGTGGATTTCGGTGGTCATACGTTATACGCCCCGATTACTGGATCAATCTTCACAGCATGGAACTCCCACTCAACGGTGTCGCCGTCTTGCGCATAGGTGTAATCCGGGATGCGAACGAAGGCACATTCGCGGCAGGCCCAAAGGTCGCCGGCCTGGCTGTTGCTGACCGTTATAACGTTGAGGCCCCACATTGCTGAATCGACAGACTGGGCGGTGAACGCGGTATTGAGTAGCGCGTTGGTCGGCGACGTTTTGAGTAGGCGGATTGTGACCGTGCCGGACTTGTCCTGGCGCTTGGTCTGCATGCCCTCGCCGTCCGCGCCAATCGTCATCATATTGCGGTCGGTGGTGAACGACAGGGTGATGCCCTCTTCCGCGTTTGCCGAACCGGCACCAAGCGCGATGGACGCGCCGGGGGCGGCCAGCGTCGCGCTAACGTCTCCAAAACTATACGTTGCCATGTTGTGGTCTCCTAGCGGTTGACGTTTACGATAACGTCAACGGAATGAACCGCGCCGGCGAGCTTCGCCGCCACCTGGATCGCGGGTGATTTGCGCGCTGCTCGGTCGGATGCGCTCTGTGTACGGATCGGTGCGGCATAGGTGTAGTAGCCCTTGGGCAGCGTATCACCGGTGTGCAACGACCCGAACACAACTGTGGATTGCCAAACGCCCGCGGCCAGTAGGCCATTCACGACGGCTTGCGCGCAAGACCGCTCAACGTTCGTCTGGAGTTGGTTGACGCCCGGATCAGTCTGCGGGATTTTCGTCTGCGACGTGTAGAGCAAGTTGTACAGGTTTGTCTGAATATAATTCTGCAACCAATCAAGCCCGTGCCGCTCATCGAAGTAGTCGCCGTTGCACATGACGCCCTCCTGTAGGATGGCGGTAGCGTTGTTGTACTTGACAAACACGTTGCAATTCTTGTCCGCAAGCGTGCGCGCCTGGGTTGTGTTCAGCAACTCCGCCTGGGTTCCGGGCTCCTGCTTGAATTTGAGCGTGATGACGGTGTTCTGCGCCGTGTAATTAACGGTGAACGCGCGGCCCATTGCGCTTACGAAAGCGTAGGGATCGCTTGAACTGTACTGAATTGCTGTGCGAGCGTAGCCGCCTTCCATCAGGCGTGAGGCCAGGTCGTCGACAATAGTTGAGTCGACGGTCTGCGGGTCTTGGGTCGTCACGCCAAATATGCGCGACGTGCCCTGCGCTTCGATAACATCCGCTGTCGCAACAATAGCGTCGTCGGTAGCCTCCGCCGCCAGCGCCAGACCGTACCACGCGGTCGACCGGTTTGCTTGATCCTGCACGGCCTGGTCAAGTTCCTGAGCATCGACGCCCTGGAACGGTGCCGACGCATATTCAACGGTGAGGCCAAGCAAGGGTGCCAGGTCGGTACCGCCGCCCACAGTGGGTGTGGCATAGGCAATAGTGGATGTAACACCTGTCGTGCCGGACGTTACCTCAAACCGGGAAAAGCTCGAATTCCAAATAACCTCGGTGCCGGTCGAAAATGCCGAAAGCGCGGTTTGAATTGCCGACGCCACACCATTCAGCGACGTTTCGCCCGTCAAATCAATGGGTGCCGATTCACCGGCGTTTGCTGTCACTAGTACGCTGTCGATCTCGATGCTCAGCTCGCCGTCGCTGATACCGGTGAAGTCGCCGGGCGCGGCATCGGCGAGAAAACCACCGTTGAGCTTCGCAGCGGCGGCCGTCGCGGCCCATCGCGCAATGTACAGAAAATTGGGCTTGGGCGACTGCGCAAAAAACGCAGCAGCGGCCTGGTACTCAGGATCGTTGACCCCAAAATCCGCGGCGACACCTTCCATCTGGCTGTACTCGCGCGGGTCTTCGCCAACCGCAATTGTAGGCGTGTTGCCGAGCAGCAGCAGCGAACCGAAGTTGCGCGCGCCCGCCGCGATCGGCGACAGATTAACG